CGTCTTCGTCAACTAACATACCACCGGCATAACCTGCACGGCCACCATCAGCTGCATAAAAATTTGACATAACATATTTTTTTTGTGGCATAAAATCTAAACCAGCACCGCCGTCACCTTGACCGCTGTAATAATTTCTTGCTCTTTGGACTTGAGCTGCTGGATCTTGTCTATCTACTTCTTCTACAACTTCGTCGTCATCGCCACCACCCATTAAAAATGGGGCTGCTAAAGATGCTGCACCTAGACCTGTAAAAGCCGCTTTACCTAAATTAAAAGTACCGTCTTTATTTCTAACAAGACCACCAAGCAATTTGTCTTTACCAAACAGGTTACCAATACCAGAACCTAAAGTTCTAAAATTTCCTCCAGCCCCAAACATATTTGCAAGACCACCTGTTCCACCCATAAGTCCACCAGCTAAATAAGCACCACCACCTAATAAAGCTAGTTTACCTAAAGGACTTTTAGTAACTTTCTTTACAGCACGTTTAGCTTTCTTAACAAGTTTACCTAAGAAGTAACCTTGTCTAGGATCCTGTAAAGAACCTAGTCCGCCCTGTATCTGTTGTGGTTGTTGCATGTTAGATATTGCCATAATTTTACCTTAATTCTTATGTTTACTTGGTTTTGCTTAGTAAATCAAGAGGCGGCATGATAACTTTTACATCCTGTGCCATCTCTTCTGGCTTATAACCCTTAGCTTCCCAGTCTTTTTTTTCTTTAAAAATCTCACCGGTTTTAAGGTGTCTATAAGTTTCTTCTACTTTTGCGTTTAATATTTCCATTAGTCTAGTTTCTCCTTTAAAATATTTAGATAACTAACACCAATATCAATTGCATTTGAAGTGCTTGATATTACTACTAGCTCTGTTGTACCTTCTACTATCAAAGGCTGAGTTAATAATTCTTGAGATACATTTGCTGTAAAAGCAGCTGTTTTAATAATTGTTATACCGTTGTTTGTTACACTAATAACAGGTGTTGCTGTAGCTGTAATTAAAATAGATTTAACAATATACGTTTCATTAATTAATGGGTTTTGTTTTGTGTCACCAGTAACCGGTGGTACTATAGTTGTACCAAACATTTTTTTACCTGCACTAGATGCATCCTGTGCAGTTAGTCCAAAAAATTTATACTGATTTACTACTGCCATTATTCTAAAAAGAAACTTTTAGCTTCTATCTCTTGTTTTACTTCTTCTTGAAAAGAAGTGTTTAATTTTGTAATCACGCTATCAAGATCCCTGACTAATGATTGTAAATTTCTTTGTGTGTATTCAGGTGACGCTCTAGTTAATGATTGTACAATTTTTGCCATTATACTTTACCGCCATAGAAGTATTTAACTCTACCGCCTCTTGCGAAAGAACCCTCTGTATCAGAACCACCGGGTCCTTGAGATCCAGGAGATGCATCACCTCCAACTCCTGACCCTATTCCACCACCTCCGCCGCCTTCACCCCCATCCCCGGGACTAGGTGTATAACTTGGTGGTGCTGGTGGATTATTTAAATTATTAGGATTACCTGGATAACCGGGAGAATTATTTTGATTTACAGGTGTATCAACTGGTGTGTCAACTGGTGTATCGTTATTATTAACAAACTCATTAATTAATTCAGGTGTAATATTTGGATTTGTTATAGTTGTTTCGTCTTCGTCTCCTAAATTATTTTTTATCTCTTCCATAATTTTAAATTGTTCTAATAAATTTGTTACAGTTGTAATGTCTTTTTTCTTACCACCTTTATCTAAATAATCTTTATAATTGCTTATGGTTCCAAAAGGTTTTCCTGTTACAGGGTTAATTTGATTTATCTGAGAATCAAAATATTTATCAACATAAGCTTGAGGATCTTTTGCAATTGCACTAAAGTTTTTACCATCAAACGTTTTATACCCGCTAGGTGTTTGAAATAAATTACCTGATGCAGCGAAAGAATCATATAATTTTTTTTGTTGATCTGTTAAACCAGCAATACCATACTGAGGTCCACTACTTCCTATACTACCTAGTATAGTAGGGACAATTGAAAGAGGATTTAATATTGATACCATACCTTTAAGTGCAGCAGGAAGACCAGCTTTTACTTGACCAGCTTTGTTAAATAATTTAGAAAAAAAATTTTGTTTTACTTCTTCGTCTTTTGATTTAAGATTATCAAAAGTGCCCGCAGGATATACTTCTCCATCTATTCCAAATTCATCTACAATATTTCCACCACCTACGATATCTCCAGTTACAGGATCTACCCCGGTTCCAGGTTCACCTAAACCCCCTGTGATTGGAGTACTACCATAAACAGGATTAACTGGAGTTCCTTCTCCAAACATATTTCCTGTTGAACTAAAACCATCACCACCGCCACCAGAGTTTGCAAAAGCATTTGTATTTACAATACCTTGATCTGTTACAACTTCATCTTCAGTTGCATCTGTTGGAAGATTAAGACCTAATCTATATTTTTCTTGAGGAAGGAATTGATAATCTTTAAATAATTTTTGGTCTGCTAGGTTATAAAAATCAGCCATTATCTCATTCCTCCTGGTGCAATATCTAATCTAAATGTACCAAGTTTCCAGTCTTGACCGGTTCCTGTATTAGATACTTTTAATGCAATTGATCTAGCTCTAAGTCTTGTACTTTTAAAAGTTGTAGAAGTTGTTGCTGTAAAATTTGTAGTAGTAGGAGTACTGTTTGGATAGTTTCTTGTTGTAAAACTAACTTGAGTATCACCCGTTTGATCTATAAAATCTGGAATAAATCTCATAATTCTCATAATATATTCACCATCACCTCTAATATCAGGAGTCCCTACCGCTTGACCAGTACTACTTCTTTTTTGAGTAATATCAAAATCACCAGAAAGAATATTAGCTGTAACAGCAGTAATTACCCCACCTGCATTTTCTTGATCGGTCCCCGTTTCGTGCTGATAGTATATACTACTTCCATCCACATTACCAGTAACATCAAAAGAAGCATTATCATTAGGGTCATAAAGTGTTGCATGAGGTTTATCATATACAGCAGAATCTTCCCAAGCAGACCTGTTCAATGTGCCTGTAGTCCAGATAGGTCTTTGAGTTGTAGAATCTAGATAGTTGTACGTAACTACTCTATCAACTGTAAAGGCATTAGCTGAACAATAGAACCAGTTAATCTCTCCAAAAAGGTTATTAACTCCTGCATTAATTAAATCTCTAGGTACTGAGTTTAAACTATCGTAGACAAAATCTTCAACCAAACATGGCATAGATCTTAGTTGACCATCATAATTAAAGAAACCATTTTCAGACATCCAATAAGCAGAACCATCGACTTCAACAGCAGCATTTTTACCAATCAATCCGCAGTTAGTTCCTGCCTGTGCAAAGGCAAAAGTAAACGGTGATCCAACAAACTGCATTAAGAATAATGATGTATCGGTCCAAATATATATGGCATCCCTACCTTTAACAGCAGACATAATTTTAGAACCTGCAGCAAGCCTTTGAGAACCTGCAGTATTGTTTGCAGTAATAGTATAGTTATTAATATCTTCTTGATCCGAGAATCTTATAAACATATCATCTTGTGAGGTTTTATCTCCAATTGTAGTTTCTGTTCCAAAGAAAACTAAGTGTCGATCAGGAGTTGATACTAATACATGACGTGAAGCTGTTGGTGCACCTGTAATAATGGTTGCTCTATTAGCTACAGCATTTGGTGCTGACGCATCCCATTCAAAACATTCGTTGTTATAAATAAGTGCAATTAATTTTGTACCATAATTATCTAAAACCCATAGACCAGGGTTTAATGTAAACTGTGTAGAAGACGAAGCTTGGCCCCATCCATTAAAATTTGTAACATTAGTAACAGCAGCACCTGCACTATGTGTTGCAGCTGTACTACCATTAGCACCTCTTGCACCACCAGTTAAGGTCCCTGTTCCCGTATTATTTGCTGTGTAAGTAATAAATTCTGTTCCTATTTGTATTGTTCCTGTTGCAGGGAACGCTGCAGAACTTGTTAAGACAACGGTTGTTCCTGTTGTATTTGTTAAAGCAGTTGCAAGAGTTGTTGTTGCAGCACCATTAACTACACCACCAAATAAACCTGTACCCCAACCAAAACCAGATTGTTGTTTAGCAGGTCCAACGCTATAATAATATAATGCATCAGCAGATCCTGCACCCGATAACGCTGTGCCTGCTTCTGTAGTTGCCATTGTTATAGTAAAAGTTGTATTGTTTGGAACAGAAGTTACCATAAACTTTTTACCTTCAAATGTAGCATTAGTAAAAGTAGACCCTGATAAACCACTAACATTTTCAAATAAAACTATGTCATCATCATCTAAAGGTACAGATGTAGAGACTGTTACGGTTACAATATTTGAACCGGATGTACTTGTGAATGTTGCGCCTGAAACAGTTTTTTCTATAGGATGAATATCGTAGTAAGACCCTTCAGAAAAAACATAAAGAATTCTATTAGTGCCGATTGCAGAATATTTTATTCCAACATTGTCATCCCAATTGTGGATTGCTCTTGCGGCACCTGTTAATTTATCTGCGCCTAGTTGATCCCAACCACCAATTTTTTCAGGAGAACCATATCTAAAACGTACATTGTCACCATCAAACCATTGCCCCTCGGCCCCGGTCTCTGTGACTTGTTTATTAAATCCTGGTGCAAAACCTAGTTTTTGTAGCATAAATTAATCCCTAGTTTAAAATATACTAGAACCCTAGTTATATCAACATATGTTATAGGTAGAAAATTAAACTACGATGCTGTGTGTGCTTTACCAGCAACGATAGCTGCATCAACTGCAGTCATATCTTCATCAGTCCAAAAATCTTTAGCAACCATAAGTTCTAGGTGTTCAACATTTCTGTCTACACAAGCTTGTATTTCTTCAGCTGACTCATCAGCCATTTTAGATCCATCAATAATACCATTAATTAAGTCTACTGAATGACCCATAGCTGTATAATCTTGTGCTATTTCTTCTGCTGTTTTTACATCTTCGCTCATAATATTTTCTCCTTATATTGTTGCGCAAGCAACAGTTTTAGTTTTATCAAGTTTTTTAAAATTATCAATAATTATTTGAGGTTCTACCATATTATTTCTCGGGTCACTATCACTAAATTTAGACTCATCCCACTCATCTTTCATATGAAAATGTAAGTTTTTATTGTGAGAATAACCAAATTGTGTCCACCTTGTACTACCCCAAACGACAACTCCATAAGCTTTAGCCGATGGTGAAAAGTGTTGTAAACAACTATCAATACTAACGAATCCTTCAGCGCCTTTTAACATTTCATGGATCTGGGCCCAATGTAAATCACATCTAATTGTGCCTCGATAATGTGGTTCATTAGGTAAAACACAATTGATAATTGTAGTATCAGGGTATTCTTCAAGTAACATATCAACTACTTGTTGTGCAAGATAAGGTTGATAGTTTCTATTTGGATTAATATTCGTGTACTGAACATTGTCTCCATAATTCCATTTAGGTTGACCACCTGAGAACTGAATCATAATGTATTTACCAATCTCATTATCAGCTAACCATTTAGTAACGGCAACTTTGTGATTGTCTGTATAAAGTTTACCGGTCATAGATCTATTAAAATCTACACCGTGATGTTCACAATAACTTTCAATGATATGTTGTTTACCAAATTGAAAATTTGATTTGTATGGCTCACAATAAAATATATTATCAGATGCCATGATTCTTGGATCTTGTAATGGTATAGTTTGCTCCAATGCTAGTTTCACATTTGGATTACCAGCGAAACAATCTATGTAAGGTGTATAAACTTGCACCTCTGATTTCTTTCTTAGTTTAGGTAGTAAAGCAGTGAACGCGGTACATTTACCAACACCACCTTCTACGACGTACGTATTAAGCATTTGTATTCCTTTCGTTTGTTATTACTTATCTTCTAACTCTTTTACTCTAGCTGTCAATTCTTTTATTGCATTAACTAACACTGGTACAAATTTAGCATATTGAATACCGTATTGTTTTCCATCTTCTGTTAGCTTAACTGTTAAATTAGTTTTATTATCTTTATTATATCCAGCTTCTATTTCTAATTCTTCAACTTCTTGAGCTTTAAATCCTATGTCTAACCAGTCTTCTTTATGCTCACCTGTTGGAGTTACACTTAAATCTTTATTATACTTAGAACGTTTATCCCATTTGTAAGTTACTGGATTTAATTTATTTACAAAATCTAAACCTAAATCTAAATTATTAAAATCAGTTTTATCTCTTTGGTCAGAAGTTACTGTCCAATCTACTTGAATATATGCACTACTAATACTTTCATCTCCTAAAACAATTTGATTAGAGCCAGTAGATATTGTACCACCTGGAGAACCAGAACGACCTGCATCATGTCCTAATAAAAGATTATTAACTCCTGATGTAAGAGATATACCAGATGCATCACCAGCTGTTGTATTGTTTGAACCTGTTGTTAATGCTGGAGTAGCAGAATTACCTATTGATGTATTTGTAGCACCTGATGTAAGAGATGACATATTACCATGACCTACCGCAGTATTTCCCGTTCCTGTTACTGTACTATTCATTACATCGAAACCAACACCTGTATTTTCAGATCCTGTTGTAAGTCCACCTAATGCAGTATGACCTAATGCTGTGTTTTTATCTCCTGTAGTATTAATTACAAGTGCTTTTCTTCCAACAGCTGTGTTACAATTTCCTTCTGTATTGCTATCCATCGCTTCTGAACCAACTGCTGTATTTCTACAACCTATTGTATTAGCTAACATAGAACTTTTACCAACTGATGTATTATCTGCACCTGTTGTGTTAGCATATAAAGAACAGAGACCTACTGCTGTGTTATTAGCGGCTGTTGTGTTACCTGTTAAAGCATTTTTACCGACTGCTGTATTACTATGACCTGAAGTATTTGAAGCCATAGAACTTAATCCAATAGATACGTTATTATATCCGTTTATATTGCTTTCCATAGCATTTACACCCATTGCTGTGTTGTTATCGCCTGATGTGTTATCTTCTAATGATCTTCTTCCAACTGCTGTGTTAGCTGTACCTGTTGTGTTAGCTAATAAAGCTAATGCACCAACTGCTGTGTTATTAGAAGCTGTTGTATTAGCGGTTAGTGCTTGCCAACCTACTCCAACATTACATGCACCTGTTATATTAGCATTTAAACTAAATGCACCTGTTGCTGTATTTCCAGTAGCTGTAGTGTTAGAAGTTAAAGAACTTCTACCAATGGCTACATTACTAGTTCCTGTAGTATTTGAACCTAAGGCACTTCTACCTACTGCAGAATTATTTGCACCTTCTGTGTTATCTCCCATAGATCCATGACCTATAGAAGTATTACATCCAGCTGTAGTATTACTATCTAAAGCACCACTACCTACTGCTACATTTTCTGTACCTGTTGTGTTACAATTCATTGCAAATTTACCAACTGCTACATTGTTTGAGCCAGATGAATTTGCAAACATTGCATCTGCACCAACTGCTGTATTACATCCAGCTGTGTTATTTCTTAATGCTGATTGACCTATTGCAACTGTAAAACCACCTGTTTGATTTACACATAATGAATCTTTACCAACTGCTGTATTTGAACTTGCTGTTGTATTTGATTTCATAGCATTAAAACCAACTGCTGTATTAGTATTACCTGTTGTGTTAGCTTCTAAAGCTTTAAAACCAAATGCAGAATTATTACTTGCTGTAGAATTAGTGCATAGTGCGCCAGCACCTATTGCTGTGTTACAAGAGCCTGTAGAATTGGTTTTCATAGTATCATCCCCAATAGATACATTAGAACTTCCCTCTGTATTACCTTGTAAAGAATCTGTACCAATACCAACATTTCCCCCACCTGTAGTATTACTATCCATAGCTTCTACACCTATGGCAACATTACATGAGCCTGTTGTGTTAAGACAAAGTGCTATTTTTCCAACTGCTGTATTGTTTGATCCTGTTGTGTTAGCTTTTAAAGTACACATACCTAATGCTGTATTACCATCTGCTGTTTGGGCAGCACATAAAGCACCACAACCTAATGCTGTATTACAAGTACCTGTTGTGTTAGCAAATAATGCA